CCATCCTTACGTACCTTAGCGGCAGGCATCGGAGCGTTGGGGTTGGCAAACAAAAACACTAATTCTATATCAGCCGGTAACGCCTTTGCAACCCATACATATTTGTTAAACTCTGCAAAGTCCCAGAAGCGTCCCTTGGCTTCAAGTAGAATCTTCTTACCATCAATGGTACGAATAAAGTCTGGCTCGTACTTGTGCTCAATGACATACTCAACCTTGTCAACGTGGTGTTCCCAATCATCAAGTATGCCTTGGTGAAGTTCGTATTCCCAGTTCGAGTCGTAGCCCTTAACCAAATCTTTCTCAACTGGTCTCTTGACTCGTGCCTTTCTGTATCCTTTCCGTACTTTCTTCATGTGCCTCCTTTCTTACTGGTGCATCATACCCTTGATTTCTTCTAGGGTTATCTTCCAGATGTTACGCTTAGGGTCGATAGCTACCAGTTTCTTTATTATGTTTTTGATGTGCCTCAAACTAAACGCACTATTATAGAGTTGCCCTTGTGCCCAGAGGTGTGTCTGTTTGGGCAGCATGTCCTGCAAGTTACTGTGTGTTACCTTCTGTGCTTCTTCTGTATCGAGAAGCGATTGCACCCACTCCAACTGGATGCCTATCGCTTTGTTCTTTATAGCCTTACTCTTCTTTCCGTTCATAGTATCTCATCTACCTTTGGTTCCGCTACGACTTTAGTAAGATACTTAAAGCCTGTAGAGTATTTAAAAGTTCTCAAGCCTTCGCCATCGTTGGCATCCTTGTGGCATTCGTGCTTATACTTACACCACGTACATCCTTTAGGAAGTTTCATGTTACCTTTCAATCCTTCAGGTTCGGGATTATAGCACATTTCAGGCGGCGTGTCAAGTTTTAATTCGTCTAGTAGAGAATTAATTTTAGTATCTATGTTCGGCTTGTCCAAGTCGTCCGGCACATACATACATAACTCACCACTCTCTTTGTTGATAACAAGAAAACCACCCTCGTCTGTGCCTTCTGCTTTCTCATAACCGGCGAGCTGTCCGAGATAACCGAAGGGGTCGTCAGCGGCGAGTGTGCCGTTGCGGAACTTGTTGAATGCAAACTTGGATGCAGACTTAACGTCTACTACCTGACCGTTAATCTTACAGTCCATGTGTCCGACAATTCCGTTGACTGTTACTTCCTTCTGCTCATCGGTGACGTTGTGTCCTGCCATCCGTACAAGCATAAGTACAATCTCTTCTAGGATGTGACCGTACAGAAACTTAATCTGCGTTGCACCGTCAACATCACCACGACCGCTAGGGTCACGCTTCTCAAACCACATCTGTCGGGACGGCTTACCTACGTTAGACATTCGTACAGTGAAGTCAGTGTCCCGCTTCCTCGGTGTTGCCCAATGGAGTATAGCTTCTTTCATCGAGGCCATCGTCTCATCAAGCGCCTCCTCCGTTATTGGAAGAGGCTCACCCTTTGAAAGGTTTCCAAGTATCTCATAGATGTCAGGTACTAAAGTATCAAGCTGCTTCTGGTTCATCTTCTAACTCCTTGAATGCTTTGATTACGTCAGATGAAAACAGCTTCTGTAAGTTTAACAGATACATCTGGCTTGCTCTGTTGTCGCCACCTGATACAGTCTTAAAACTATCTAGGCGCTTAACAATCTTCTTGAGTGTAGCGGTGTTGAATACAAGTGTACAGTATTCGTTGTCATCAATGCACAAGTTGTGGAACCAGTAGTCCGACTCAGTAGCATCGATGCCTGAAGGCTTACCGTAAGACTTGTACTCAATGGCGATGTTGCCGGTCTTCATCCACATACCACGTTCTGATTTAACTTCTATCTTTTTACCTGTAAGCATCTCTGCAATTTTATTCTCACGAACTTCGCCGTATGCTAAGTCAAGGTCAAACTTCTTTCTATCTGCTTTAGTGGGTTTCATGCCAACCGTCTCCGATGTTGTAGTCCCCATCTAAGGGGCAGTTTAAATTTAAGTTTATACCTGCTTCAACGATAGCTTCAATGCCTGCATCGCCTACTTGTTTTGCGTGTTCCTCTGAGCATTCAATCTGCCATTCATCGTGGACGTTTGCAACAAACTTAGCATCTAAGTGTTGTATCTTCTTGTCCAAGATAACCAGTGCTTCCTTCATAACGATTGCACCGGCTGACTGTAACAGTGTGTTGAGTGCCGCATGTTCTGACCGTACCGAAAGCTTACGACCATCGAGACCTTTTAGGAATCCTCTTTTAGCCTCTCTCTGTACTCGTTTGATAAGAGCCGCAAATGATGGGAGACTATCAAGAAATGTGTTTCGCAGTTGTCTACCTCTTGCCTTACCTTGCTTAGATACTGACCCAAGCTTTGCATCTCCTGCTCCGTAAAGGAGTGCATAGATGAAAGTCTTTGCCTGATTTCTTGATTCAAGTCCTGCAAGTTTTTGGTTAGCTGTGTGAATGTCGCCGTTGAGGATTTCATTTGTGTACTAGTTATCGTTCATATAGTGTGCAAGCATTCTAAGTTCTAAGCCTGAAGCATCAATGCCTACCAGTTTGTTACCGGACTTTACAGTCCAACAAGACCTGCAGTCCTTACCATAAGGTGAGTTACTGCTAGGTATCTGAGCCATGTTAGGATGGCTATGAGTCATACGTCCGGTGACTGCACCATTGGGATTGACATAACCTCGCACCCTGCCGTCATCTTCTACTGCTTTAATCCAACTGTTTACCTGAGCCAAACGCTTCTGAAGCATTAGATACTTAGCAATCAGAGCAGCTTCGGGTATGTCCTTAACCTTGTTAAGTGTACCCTCGTCAACGATTGGTTGACCGGTAGGTGTGAAGTTCTTCGGTGTCCAACCTGCATCAATCAAACGCTCACCGATTTGTTTACGTGAACCTAGATTGAAGTCTTCGTGTGTCTTACGGCTGACCGGCTTGTTGCTATTCAGCATCTCCGTGTACTCTTCGTCAGTCATCCTGACACCTTTGTCATGCTGGTCTTTAGCTACCTTAGCTAAGCCACCTGACTTTGTGTACTGAGGCTTGAGTATCTGTGTAGTAACCTTGGGCTTGAACGTCTCATGCACTTCAGCTTCTGTAGCTGCAAGCTTCTCTTGAAACATTGCAACAAGCAGCATAGCTTTCTGCATGTCTAACTCAAAGCCGTTGCGCTTCTGTTCATCAATAATCTTAGCAACACTGTGCTCTAGCTTTACTGATGTAGGTGTGAAGCCTCGGCTTTCTTTACGTAGCTCCATGTACACCTTGGTGTTAAGCTCAACGTCACGCTTACAATACTCTAGCATCTCTGGGCGGTAGTTATCCCACGCATCTTCCTGCTCACCGTAGTCACCCTTGTTGAACTTGAGGCGATAACCCCAAGACTCTAAGCCGTGACCGCCTTCCCTTGTAGGCTTGAACAGTCGGGATAGAACCAGTGTGTCTACAATCTTCTTGTTGCTTAGGTCGAAGCCTGTTACTTTCTTGATTGCCGGTAAGTCATAGCCGATGATGTTGTGGCCTATGAGTTTGTCAGCAGCTTTAAGAAACAAGTAACCTGCTTCTAGCTGAGTGTTGTCAAACGTAAACACATCCATGGTGTCTACGTCTTGAGCAACAATACAATGTATCTTGGTTGGGTCAAGGCCGTCAGCCTCGATGTCAAATACTAAATTACTCATAGCTCATCTCCGTCAAAGGCATCATAGTTATCACCGTCATCTACTTGGTTGAGTCGTCCTGTTGCGCTGTCGTAGTGTAAGCTACAAGCAAGGCCAACGTCACCGGTGTATCTGGACTTGAGCACCCTGACCCTAGTGGTCGAAGCCTCAACCTCGTCGTCTGACTGTTGGTTACGTTCCAGACCGATAACACAATCACTCAACTGTGCAATAGATTGTGAACCTCTAAGGTGTGAGAGTCCAGTCTCGATACCATTCTCGTGTCCTCTGTTGCCGTCAATGCGGCGAAGGTGAGATACAAGTATCATCCCTGCACCAGTCTCTTCTACAAGAGAGCGAAGTCGGTGCATAATACCATCAATGGCTTTACGTTCGTCGCCTTCCAAGGCTTGGAGAACTAACATGTGAAGGTGGTCAACAACAACCCACTTGCAATCTAAACCTACAATCAAGTAGCGTAGCTTGCTGAAGATGTCTTCGAGGCAGGTAACACCGAGGTGAGCATGAATCCAAACTCGTCCTTCGTTACTGCCCATGAATACCTTCCGGTAATACTCTTCTAGTTTGTCGTCACCCAACTCGTTCTTGACTTTGTCTAGGTGTAGTTTAGCGTTGGCCTCAACAGCCATGATACCCTCGGCGGTTCGCATCCAGTTTTCTTCTAGTGCTACAATGCCTACGTTATCTTCTGTGTGATTGATGAGCCAGTGTTCTATCTCTCTGGTTACTGAAGACTTACCGAGACCAGTGCCGCCAGTCAATGTAACCAGCTCACCTGCTCTCATGCCTTCTAGCTTAGCGTTAAGCCCAGACCAAGGATATGGAATGGACGGTAGCTTCTCTGTTCGTAGACGTTTGTATTCGTCTAGCTGGTTACTAAGGTTCATAATACCTGACGGCGTATAAACCTTAGCGTCCCAGAATGCACTGACAAATGCCGAGTGTTGGTAAGACTTTAACATATCGTTGGGGTCTTTGTAACCTTCGGGCAGTGTCATCAGCTTAGCTTTGTTGGGGGTGAGCAGCTTGGCGATTGCCTTGGCTCCGTCCTTGCCCACATCATCTGAGTCAAAGCACAACACAACTGTGTCGAAAGACTCAAGAAACTCTAAGCTATTCTTAACATCACGAGCACCTCCTTGTGCTCCAGACTTTATACTTACAACAGGCCACTTACTTCCGAGTAGTTCGTATGCCGCCATTGCGTCACACTCTCCTTCTACAACTGTAATAAACTTACCGCCTGTCTTGAAGAGCTGCTCTCCGAACAACCCTGTTTCTTTCGACTCACCTGTCCAAGCAAACTGCTTGTTGAGCTTCCGTATCTTTGTAGCTACCTGCTCTCCTTTGTGGTAGTAAGGGTAGTGATGGCTCGTCACATCGCCGTTAAGAGTAGTTGATTTAACGCCATACTTTTTGGCTGTCTCTAAACTAATCTTGCGGTCAGTGAGGGCATTGAAGCTAGAGCCATTACCTGAGCCTTGATACTTTGTAAATTCCATTACCGTATCTTGTTGTACTGGGGGTTGCACTTCCGATGTGCCGTAGTCTTTAAAATACGTATTGCAACTGAAGCAATACGCTGACCCATCGTCGTTCTGACTTACTGGGTCACTGCCACCACACGAAGTGCAGGGCAGGTGGAATTTAACGAACGGCATAGTGTTACCTCATGGTTAGCCTTCTAGTTCGACATCCGTATCATCTTCTGTAATAGCTTCATCCGTGAGCTTCTCTTCGAACAGTGACTGGATGTGTGTAGCTCCGGCTTGGAACAACTGAACCCTGTCGTTGTATTGTCTTACGTTAATCATTGCCTGTTGAAGAAGCGCAAATAAACCTTGCGCCTCTTCGTCAAGCAGTTCAACATTATAACTAACGTCGTCCTTCTTGTAAATATTCATATTAGATTTCATCTCCCATGTCATCTTCTACATCAAACTCTCCGCCGTCAACTGTGCCGACAGATACTAGGTCGAGAACCTGCATAGCTTGGAAGTCCAGACCTTTGAATGTCTTACCCTTCCACACTGATTCCCATTCTTTGTACTGCACCTTGACCTTTGAGCCGTTGCCAACTCGCTCGTCAATTGGATTCTTACTAGAGTCTACAAGCTTAGGTGCTTGGCGAACCATTCCGTTCGGGCCGTTGACCTTACGCTTGATGACTAGAGCTGGGCCTTCGTCCATGTCTTTTACTGCGTAGCCTTTGGACTTGAATGACTCAGCGGTCTCATCATCGACCACTAGATTTACTGTGTATACTGGTTCGTAAGTTGTGTTCGGGGTAGTTACGCTTGCCCAGTATGCTGTTCCTGTTAGAATTGCCATAATAATATTTCCTGTTGTTGTTAAATTGATGCGGCATTATACCACAAGTTGTAACGATTGTAAAGTTTTTTATGAATAATCTTTTGTTGTTTCTGCAATGAGTGATAGTGCTGTTATAACTGCAAAGACAGGTAGTGTTGCATTGCAAAGTAATAGTCCAACTACTATACACGCTGTCGTCATAAGTCTTTGCTCTCGTCTACTCTTTCTTTAACAAAGATACCATTAACCATCTTGCCTTTGCGGTGTCGGATGTCTTTGAAAGCGTGTTCCATACACTCATGTAGTGTTAAGTTATTGCGGTGAGCTAAGTTGATTAGCACTACAATGATGTCCCCAATGTCATCAACGATGGGCTGACTCTTCATAATGTTAAGTCTTAACTCTTCTACTTCTTCAAGAAGTTTCTCAAACTGTTGATGGTCTGTTGAACCCTCAATCAGATTGCGGTTCTGATGCCACTGAATAATTCTGTTCTCTAATGTAAACGCTGTTGTCATTCGTCATAGTCCTGTTCGTCAAAAGTAAATACTTCGTATATGTTATTCCATATAGCGTTATCAATGCTGGTTTTTATACGAATAATTGTCGGGTCGTCGGTGTGTTTAAAAGCTTTAGCGTACCCTGTTTCAATGCCGGTTTCAATTGCAGCTTGTAAGATATTTCTAACTCTTGCCTTCATCCTATCCATCCTCTGTAAGCTAATATAAACATTGACATAATTAAACTACCGGCTATGAATCCTCCAACAAATAGCACCGATAGTACAAACGCCCTGCCAAACCAGTTTAACTCTTTTAATTCTATATGCTTTTTGTTTATCCTCATAGTCTCAAGTCGCTCCACCTTCGTAGTTTGTTTATTTTATTTTGATATAGTCTCTTTAAGTCTGCAACAACCAAGCCGCTTGACTCTGCTAAGTCTATCATAACCCTCACATCTGCTACCTCTTGGTGAAAGTTATCCATACATTCTTTCTTCTTACCTGCCCTTAATATCTTAGAGCAGGTTTGAGTCAGCTCGGCACACTCCTCCATGAGTATGACGAGTATTTCTTTTTCTTGGCCTGTTAAATCTTTATTCATTATGCCGCCAGCTTAGTGAAGTAAGTGGATACTTTATCCTGTCGCTTGTTCTGAATAGATGCAATGTTATCACCGCCTCTATGGTTCGAGTGGGTTGACCAATCAGTCATAGCATTATAGAAAGCCCAGCGGTTGTTGCCGAGTCGAAGTCTGTAAGTACCGAGCCACTTGTTGTAGATGTATTCCAAATCTGGGTTACGTCTTGGCATTGCTTCCATGATTGTTCGAGGAACCATGCTGTAGCTATCATCCATAATCTTTTGCGCCGACTTAATATCTAAAGCTTTTACAATCTCTGTGAAGACCATGAAGTCTGTCATGGTTTGCGTAGTCCATATATTCCACAGCTCACGTTGGTTCTGAAACATATCTAAAGCTTTCACAATAACTCTTGAACCAATCTCAATGTCTAG